ATGTTGGCTGATTACCTATGAATGGCATGGCTTACTCCGTTGGTTTTGTTGGAAAAGTAATGTTGCTCAAAGCATCATCTGTTGGTGTTTGACTTGTAATGTCTCTCAATGCTTGTCTATATGTTTTCCATTTAGCAGACATTGTTACATCAGAGTTACCCATGTAATCTGTTTCAACTAGTAGAGCATCTCTTTGACTTCTAAGTTCTGCCATACGTCTAGCAGGTGTAGCATCTGTCCATGCTTTTTCTTCTGCATCTTTTATTTTTTCTTCTTCTGCTGTGAATTTTTGTTTTCCACCACCAGATAATTGATGATACCTAACCATGTAATCTCCTATGCAATCCCATATAATCTAAATTTACCAGTATGTTGCCCACCACTAAGCTGAAACAGCATACCTCTACAATAATGTGCACCATAACTTGCTGGACTTGCCATACCATTATGAAAAGTGAATCCGTTATGTGCACCATTAGCATTCCTAAGAAGACTTCCAACACCATTGAATGTAACTAAATTATTTGTACTATTTGCATTTTGTAGGATTCCGTTAAATGCCATACCCTCTCCAGTATTACTTTTAATTTCTGTAGTACCCATAACTGCATAAGAAGATGTATTGTTCTGACTTACTTCAGATGCACTACCAATCATTGAATTTCCATAAGAATGATGATTTCCAGATATTATACTTCCTGCATCTCCACTAGCATTAGTAGTCATATAAAATTTAACTTGCATTTGGACATCATTATTTGTGCAGGTATGTACTTCATAAAAAATATGATACCTATCATATGTGCTATTAATATATGTGTTATTAACAACAAATGTTCCATCAGATGTGCTTATACTTTGGTCTAGTAATTTAGTATAACCAGTACCACTTACAGTTCCACTAAATGCATAGGTGTCTGCTAAGTTCATTGACTCAGCTTGTATTTTACTTAATGCCATTCTCTATGCTCCTATTGACTAAATAATCTGAATTGTGCTGAAGTTGTAGTCCAGTTACCATTTGCAGATAGAAACTGTATTTCATTAAGTTGGTTGCCTGAACCTAGTTGAACTCTTGATGTTGAGTAATTAAAATTGTGAGTACTTCCTGCACTATTAAACTGACTTGTAATTAGCCAATTATTACTAGAGTCATCTACTTTGTAACAATCAATAAGACCAGTATATGTATTGACATGATAAAACAAACCATGACCAACAGCTAATTCTGTTGTAGTTCCTGCATTACCATAATAAGTATTTCCATTTGCAGAAGTTAAACCACTACCATAACCACCATCAGGGAATGTATTATTATAACCTAATTTCATAGTATGATAACCAGCACCACCTATCACTAATTGACTTACTGCAATTTTAAGAATGTGTATATTTTCAGGAACATCAAATTGAAAAGCAGTAGAGCCTCCAGTTGGTGTAAATTTAGAACCTACTGTAAAACCTGAGTTAAATGAAGTAGCACCAGTACCACCATTAGCTACTGGCAATACACCAGTAACCTTTGATGTAAGGTCTACTGCACTACTAGCTATCTTGGCTGTGCTTACAGAACCATCAGGGGGAACAGTTGTTTGGACTGCTCTTGCTAAATAGATTACATAAATATCATCTGAACTTACAACACTACCAGTAAGACTAACTGCTGTACCATTTGTGCTATATGCAGATACTGGCTCTTGTCTAACATTATTTATATACAATGCTATGTCATTGGCATTAGCGACTGCATGAGTTAATGTAAGGCTTGTGCCACTAGCACCAGTTAAGTCTTGCTTTATAAGACTTGTAAATGCTGTATCTGCTTGGTTTCCTATATATGCCATTATGTACTAATTGAATCCACTCTTGAAACCCAAACATCTAAACTAGATGCTGTGCTTGATTGAAAAAACATTCTGTCTCCATTTTGTACCACCATCTTTGCACCACCATCTAACAGTTGTAGTGACGATCCACTTGGGATTGGTGCATCTTTTATTATGTAATGTACGTTAGTAACTGTAATTGAGTTACCCATTCCACTATGTGCAGTACAATAATAATATAAGGTTGATGCCGTTGTTGATGATGTTGTAATTACAACCTTTGCACCAGCTTGTCCTGGTGTTCCAGTTATTGTTACTCCATCTGTAATAATAGAGCTATTGGCTCCTTCAGCTTCTGTAGCAAATCGCAGAATATGTGTAGCATTACTGGCATCACTTACATCAAATGTATAAGTAAAACCTTTGTATAATGTAAGTGCTGGTTTAGTTTGACCATCGATTATAAAATTACCACCTGATACAGTTACTGCAAATGTAAAGTCAGCACCATAACTAAGAACACTTGAGGTCATAAAACATGATGCCGTTATAGCATTGGCACTTGTGTTTGCCATGTTAATACCAATGATCGTGTCATCAGAATTAAAATCTGCACCACTAGGAATATCATCAGGTATTGTACCTATCCCAGTCAGTATGTTACGTTCAAAATCTTGAGCCATATTTTACTCCCTTATAGAGCCACAGCCATTGCTGTAGCAAATCCCTTAGTTGAAAATGTCGATGTATCTACTGCTTCAATCGCTACCCAAGCAGAACCATTATAAAATTTTAAATTTTGACTAGTTGAATTGTAATACAAATCTCCTGCACTTACTGTGCCACCACTAGGATCAGAAGAATGTGTGCCTTGATATACATTAGAAAAATCTGTAGCATTAGTTTCTGCTTGTTGTGCATAATACTTTGCAGAAAACAATGTGCCATCTACTGTGCCAGAAGTATAAGTTGCCCAATCTTTAGCCGAATGTTTACCAGTATTAGAACCTCTATCTAATGCTCCAACTGCATAACCTTTTGCAGAATATTCATCTCCACTATTAACATGAACTGTTGCACTAGGATTTGTTCCACCACCTAATGCCCACTCTTTGGCTGAACCACTTACATCAGTTACACCAGTACCACCAAGAGCATGAGCTTCAGAACTAAATTTACCAGTACCATTTACAACTTCACCAGTTGTTTTTGTTGCGAAATCTTCTGCTAGTTGCACATTAACGATTGCATTTGCAGCAGATGTAGCACTTGCAGCAGCTTCTCCAGCTTTGGTTGTCGCAGTTCCAGCTGCCGTTGTAGCAGTTGCTGCATCAACTAATAATGACCATTTAGCAGCATCTGCGTTTGATGTTAATGGCTGTGAACCACTAGATGAATGAGCTGTAATAGCAATAAATATATTGTTTGTGCTTGTGTCTTTTACAATATCTCTTTGAGCGTAAGTTGTACTAGCTGCCCAATTACCCCTAACTGACCCTAATTCTTGTGTGACAGATAATTCACCACTACTATCAAAAGCTAATACTTTACTAGCTCTATCTGTTGCTGAGGTGGTAAATTCTGTAGAAGTCATAATATTAGTACGAGACAACTTAATAGTTCTGTCTATTTCTTCCTGCTGTTGCTGCGTAAGAAATGTCAATCTATCTAAAGCATCTTCATGGCTTTCTGCTGGAAAAGGATCGTTAGCTGTGTAATCTGTAATCTGTGTTAGAGCTATGTTTCTTCTAATAACAACAGTAACTCCACTAGCAGGGGCACTTACAAAAACAACATTACCACCACTTATTACACCAGCATTTGTTACTGAATAATGAGTTGTTAGCTCTTGTACTGTCTCTGTACCTGTAGATGATCTTAATATTACACTTAAATCACCATCTGCAAATATCTTAAAGTCATAAGGAAAGGTAACATTGCTACCATCACCATTGTGACTCTTAATTGTTTTTAAACTTTCAACTGTCATAATAAGTCTCCAATAGCAGAAAATGGAATACAAGTCCACTTTCTCGTTAATAATATCGTATTTTGTGAATTAATCAAATTAAAACCTTACTGCTGATCTTGATGGTGGTATGTAATATTCTTGGTCCATGTCCTTTTCTATTCTTCGTTCCATTCTTTTTAAATAACCAGGACTTGTTTTTTCCATTATTCCGTATAAAAAAAGATAATCTAAAGCTGTTTTTGTATAAAATAAATTTATGTATGGAGTATTAGAAACTAACATTTGAAAACTTTTTCTTGTTGCTGCATCTGTTTTGCCTTCTTTTAAATCAGCATACAACGAAAATATATCGTCTGCCGTTCCAAAAGTAGGTCCAGCCATAGTCGCTAAAAACGAACGACCAAATCTATTGAACTCACCAAAAACAAAATCACCATATATTCCAGCACCACCACCTTGTGTAAATGCCCTTGCAAATGTTTTGTAATTAAATCCTTCTCTATCATCATATACTTCTGCTGGACTTTTACCTCTTAATATATCTTTAGTTGTCATAGATAAATAACCCATAACAGTAGTGCCAACCATCATTTGTGCTATCCCATACATCCCACTTTCTCCTGCTTGTTTTTTTGCATGATATTGTTGAGACATACCTTTTGTAACATATGTTATTGGGAAACCTTTTAATTGCATAATTGCTCTTATTGCTTCACCTAATACTGTACCTCTTTCTGTACCCATATTCATGATTGCTCTTTCTTTAGCACCAGGAGTAGGTATTGCTGTATCTGCTGCATCTGTTAGATATGATGACAATTTTGTTCTTAGATTATCCTTGTATCTTTGTAACTCTACATCAGTAACTTTTTTTAATTTTCTTTTTCTTGTAAGATTAGCGTCTCTTAAAGCACCTGCTTGTAATATAGAAGCATCAACATCATCAACAGCAGACGGAACTAAATAATCATTTCCATCCATAGCTCTCTTTTCCATAGAACTATAAACTGCCCAATCTTCTGCGTTTATGCCATATCTTTGTAAATTTAATCTTGTCTTTATTGGTATACTATCAAATGCTCTATTAGTGTATGATGCTAAATCTGCTGAGATCATCCTTGCTAATCCAGTTTTTTGTGCATTGTTCCACCATGTCATACCATTTAATCTAAAAAACATTTGATGTGCCTTGCCTATCATTCCTGGTAAGCTATCATTAGCACCAAACCTAGAGTGCACATCACCTAAAAAGTTTTCAACACCTACATTTAACAAGTAAGCTAATTGTTTCTGTTCTTTGCCACTATAGTTCCTAAAAATATCACTAAATGCTTTGGCATATGAGGTAAATATATTTCTATCTGTTCTTGAGTTTATAAAAGATGCTTTTGTAGCTATATCTGAAAATGATGATATTGTTGCTGCACCTAGTTTTGCCATGTTTTGTAACATACGCCAAGCTGCACCTATACCTGCAAAATCTACAGTACCACCTAACAATAATCTACCTGAACCTCTTGCTCTAGTTGTGCCATCCAATTCTGCAAATTGATTTTTAAGCCTACCTAATTTTATAGTTTCTTTAGCTTTTAAATTTGTTTTATTTATTTCTTGTGCATCTTTTAATATTCTATCAAACATAGCTTTTGGATTAGTGCCAAATGTTTCCATTAAACCTATAGATTGACCATCATGTATTATACCATTAACAACAGCTTCACTAAACTTTTGTCTAGTAAATTTAGAAGCATATTCGTGTGCAGCTTGACCATCCTTAAAATGTATGACTCTTGATGTGCTTAGTTTTTTGGCTAAGTTTGATGGTCCTGTAAAGCCAAGTAACTGATCCCCCATTTTGTCCGTACCATCTACCTTCTGATGTTGCCCTGATACTAGGTTGTCATATATATCGCCTATAAATTTTTCATCTGTGTACTCAACACCATCTTTAAATTGACTTTTGCTTTCAAATGTTTGGTCACTGAGTCTTACATATGCACCATTGCCATCCCTTTCTAACATATAATTTACCCAATTTTCTTTACCTTCTTTTCTTAACATAATTGGATCATGACCTTGACGCACAACATAATTTTTAAGCTCACCTATTACAGCACCATTCATATTTTTTCTTTTTAATAATTGCTTTTGCACCTTTTGCACAACCTCTGCTATTTCAATAGCTTCCTTTGCACCAGCAACACTTAGATCCATAGAATCAGGTCCATCAAACATGGCTTTATATATTAACTCGTCTAAGTCTCCTGACTTAAATAAATTTTCTAAGTCTTTGTTTCTTAAAACTGCAACTAATTGTCCAGCATATTCTAAACTTATAGCTTGCTGTCTTCTGTCAACGCTTCCTAAACCATCTGTTATAACTCTAATATCACCAGTTAATATAGCTTCTAAGGCTTGACCTGGATTGTCAGGATTATCTTTTAACTTTGTCATAATCTTTGTGTAGGCTCTCATGTTGAGCAACCTAGTTTTTCTCATAATAGCAGCGTTTATCCTTGCTTGTTTTGCTATCTCTTTTGCTAAATTTAATAAATCTAAATTTTGATCTGCACCTGCGTTAGCCATTCTTTTAGCTAATTTTTTTTCTAGTATAGCTACTATTTCTTCAGCTTCTTCTACTCCTAAATTTATACCTGCTCTTTTACCAGCTTCTAATACTTCATCTACGCAACTCATTAGCTTTTACTCCTAATAACGCACTGTGCACCAACTTTTGTTGCCGAGTCATATGATACTCTTGCTTTTTCTGCTGCATCATCTACTTCTTTCATAGTACGTTTAGCACCTTCTAAAGTTTCTTTAGCAATGTCTGGTAAAGAATTTATTACTTCAGGGTCTTCTAATTCTAACATCATGGCTTCGTTTTCTGCTTCTATATCTTCTACTTTAATTTCTCCTAGATCAGCAGTGTCTGCTTCCATTTCTTTAACTTTATCAGCATATTCTTCTAGGTTACCTAATTTTTGCTGACCTATACTTGCTGTATCTCTTTGGTCATTAAGCTGCTGTGGTGTTAGCTGTGCACCTTCTTGTGTAGTTACAGTATCTTCTATAGTGTTAGTATCTTTTGCACCAGCTTCGGCAGTTTGGTTAGTAATAGGGTCTTTTGGTCTAACAACAGTTTCACCATTTGCTCTTTTAATTGCTATGTCTAACGCTTTTAAGTTTGCTGACAATTTACTTAGTTTTGTTTGATCAATCACTTTTTTTTGTTTGCGAAAAATACCCTGTTTTACTAAACGACCTTTTTTCTCACTTGTTATTGCCAGTTCAGTAATTTCTTTAGTTTTTTCTAAATGATCTATATAATCTGCATTTGTCCTAGACCCTTGCTGCAATTCTTTTAAGGTTACATTTGTATTTAGAGCATTGTCACCCCTACCAATCTCCATAAATATTTCATAATCTTCGTCATAAACAGACTTGCTTACTACATCACTTTGATCTACAATCTTTTCTGTACCATCAGTGTCTTTAATGGTTATAACACCCTCGTCATCAACCCTTACCTTTTCTACTATTCTTGGCTCACCATCTGTATTATAAACTGTAATAGTTTCATTTTGTTCTGCTTCAGACTTTATTGTAGTTGTTTCTGCATCTTTTATTATAGGCTCAACTTTTACTGGTTGATCTCCTAATGCTTGCCCTAGTGCAGTTTGCCCTGCTCTTGCTCTTGTTTGTGGTGGTGTTCTGTTTATTCTATCTGATATTTTACCAAACCCAACATGCAGCCCACCACCTAAAGCACTACCTACAGCAACATTAAGGAAACTATCTAATAAAGTATAACTTTGATCTTGTTCAGCAGCAGCAGCACCTATAATTAATGGCTCTAAAACAGCAGCACCAACAGCTCCGTCTATTGCACCTTTCATAGCTCTTGAGCCACTTTTTCCAAACTTAGCAGCCATAGCAGCGGCTCTAGCAGGACCCACAGCAGGTATAAAAGCACTAGCTATATTTAACGGATCAAGAAAACTACCAGCAATAGCCACACCAAACTGTGCAGCACCTAGACCAAAACCACCTTTTGATCTTTGTAAAGTTATCTGAAAGTCACGCCTTCTATCTGCTCTTTCTGCTAATAGTTGTGCTAGTCCTTCTTTTATGCCGTCATCACCAACTTGTATGCCATCTCTAAAATATTCGCTTTCTGCCCATGTTTCTTTTGATATAATATTACCTGCATCTGCTTTGCCTGTATATTGCTCAGCTAGTCGGTCTAATGCATTAATAGGATTATAGTACATAGTTTCTTGAAATGTCGCACCTAAAACATCTAAGGTTCCGACCTTTGACAAATCAAAATATTGGTTTGTTAAGTTAGGATCTTCAGTCTGCTCTGGTATATACATTCCTACCATTAGAATAACTGCCCTGTTGTTTTAAAATGATCTATTAGCTTACGTTTTTTTGCTATTATCATACCTTGACCACGCTCTATTTCATTATACTTATCTAATGTTAAAGCCAAGCTATCAAATTTTATTGTAATAAAAGAAGCCATACCATCTGTATCTCCAGGCTCCATAGATGTGTCTTTTCTTTTCACCATATTACCTAACTGATCTACCATATATACACCAGTACCATCTGTTGTTGTTCTCCATGAACCTCTTGAAGTTAAATCTGTATAATATTGTTCTTGCCATTGGCTTTTTGCTGCGTCATCTAATCCTTGTGGTGCAGGTGGTGCTTCTATTGTTTCTTTTAAATAATCAACATTATAAACAATGGATGTTTCTAAAATTTTAGATAAAGGTTCAGCAATAGATTCGTACTCAATGCCAAACCTAACTGGTGTTTCATTTACTTGCTGAAATGAATGATGGTTACCAACAAGTTCGTTATAAGCTCTTTTAGCTGCTGCTGCTGGATCTGCAACTTGCCCAAGCCTTAAATAATAATTGGCTGTGTTTATTGCCACACTTCTTAAATCTCTGACATGATTTGATCTAGTTGTTGTAAATCCACCACTTAAAACATCATCAAAACCACCACCAACTATACTCATGTTATAATCTTTAAATAAAACAGACATTTCGGCACTTACAGTCTCTCTATCTGTTTTTTTCACAGCACCATCACCCTGTGAATTTAATTTAATATTTTCTGGTGTGTTAGCTATATATGTAGCTTTAATTCTTGTATCTTTAGGATAAGCAAGCAAAAGATTATCTACAATATTAATTTTACCTCTATTTATTAAATGACGTAAAACCTTGTTTTGATGAGCACCAAAACTCTGTATAAAGTTATTTCCAATCGTGGCTTTTTCCTCATAACCAATACCAACTTTATTAAAGTCTGCGTCAAACGCTTCTAACTGTGCATTTGTCGTAACCCTTCTATCAATAGCAGGTATATTCATATCAGTTTGTATGCTTAACATTTTGCTTGTAGTTATTTCTTCTTTAGGGTTTTGTGATTTATAATAACCAATAAAATCATCTTTTATTAATTTATCTCTGTTTTGTATTTGTGCTTTAAAAGTTTCGTAAATCAACTGATCTTCTTTTTTTTGAGAAGAATCCCAATTTGCTTTTAACTGTAACATAGTTTCATTGGATACTAATTTACTTGAAAATTTTACAGCTTGAAAAGCAGATGAAGCTTTTAATTGTGCATTAACGCTTAATTTAAAATTTGCTGCTGCCTTATATTCTTCAGCTAAAATAAAATTATTATATACAATATCTTTGTTCTTTTTATTTTCGTCAGTTAATACGCCACTATTTAGAAGATTAGATTTAATATCATCAATCATAGTAAGAGAGTCTGATATAGCTCTTTTTGCCTTATCTTTTATTTCTCCATTAATTATCTGTTTTATTTTTTGTCTTGACTGAAAATTTTCTATCTCAGGCTTATACCGATTAGCACCTTTAGCATCTATGTTATCACGAATTGCAGTTAATTCAGACAGTGACATTTTTTGAACATCTACGCTAAGATTATTCGATATGTCATTAATTTCTTTAGATAATAATTCGTTACGTCTTGTTTCTGCTTTTGCTTTTACGCTTTCTAATATTCTTACAGGTAACTTACTTGGATCTATATTAAATGTAACACCTTTTTCATTTGTAATTACAACAAGACCACCTTTTTTTAGTTTTTGTAGTTCTTTTTCAAACTCTGCATCATTTGTATAAGCCTTGTCATTACTTAAAAATATATTACTAGCTAACCCATCTGCGTATTCGTTTTCTACTCTTTTTTCTTCTGCATCTAATAAT